GCCTTGTTAGCCCACGACTGCCATACAGCAATTTTGGTTTTGAAGTTTAATGCTTCCCCTTCAATCCACTCAGCCAATTTAGTTACATCGATATTAGTTGAATGACGTAGGCGTGTAGTGTCTTGAAAAGACATTGTCAGGCTATTTAAACAACTAACATCCTGATGTTCTGACGTAACAAATACGGGTGTAAGGCCGTTAAATGAATTTACAACCGATATACTGAAATTCAGCCAAGTATCGGCATAACCTTGACCATAACGCGCAGCATTGTAGCCTGTGCTATCACGCAATTGCCTGATACGTTCGCCCATCGATTTAAATGTAAACGTCCATTTACTAAATGCACCACCATCAGAAATGCTTTCTTTTAGCTCCACATCTTTTCGATCTTCGGGAGTAAAAGCAGTTTCGATAGCCTGACATACTGTGTCATTAATCTCAGGATTTTGAGCAATGCCATAGCGCCCACCAGTTCGGCCTAAAAAGGCCTCGTTATCTGTTCTGATAACTGCCTGACCTTGGTCCTTGGATAACTGCTCATAGGCTCCACTATCGCGCATTATATAAAGAGGCGTATGCTTTGCTTTAAAGTTTACCTGATCGATTGGAGGTAGTTGGCCTTCAATTTTAGTTTCAGGTGTGAACTTAATTGATACAATATTATCTAACATTATTTGGTCCTTTACTTAGTTGTTTAGATATCTGACTTATCATCAGGCCTGAGACATCGCTCCCAGACTACGGGCCAGTAGGCCCGTTTCAATTTGATATCTTAAAAAAAATTGGCATTGGCTAGATCGATTAACAAAGACATAAAACCATACCAAAATATTAACCTCCCTATTATGATGCCTGTTTATATTTTTTTATCAGATTTTGCATTTCTAAATCTTTAACCATTGACCTGATAAATTGCGTTAATTCCATATCGGCATACTTAACCATTTTATTTTGGCTATCTGAATGTCGATAAGTATTGAGAAAAGCTACTACATCGTCAGCCAAATTATTTTTATTGAGGCCTTTATATGTCTTAGCTTCAAACTGCATCAAATTTTTCATTTTCATGTTTTTTGGTCCTTTCCAAAATTAGTTGGTTATCGGGCACACTGCCCGTGGCATAAGTTTATTCGATCTAATTGTAGAATGCAAACACTTAATTAGGTGCTTTTTTTATCACTTATTTATTTTGTTAATTTTCAGAATTTTTTTTTTTTTCACGCTACGCTGCTTCTATCCAGACAGTTATATATGTGTATGTATGTGTATAGGTATGTATCATGTCAGGTGTATATGTGTTTCTCGCGCAAGTATTTAAAAAAAGTTTGACATTGAGTAGTACACCTATTAAAGTGCGACCTGTTAACCAACTAAAAGGAGTGCAAGATGCACATGATCAAAGTGACCAACAGGATGATAAACAAATATATCATCGATGCAAATAAAAAAGTAACTGACTGGGTAGATGAAGAAATGCCCATTACTTATGACAACCTACAAGGTGGGCAGTCTGTAACCTATCGTGCAGCTATCGGGCGTGGATATTATCTTGATGATATTCAGTCTTCTACATTGAAGTTGTATCGTAGACCTCGTGGAGACAAGCTCTTGTCCATTAAACATCTAGCTAAGTATGCAAAAGTGGGTGATTTTATCTGTTTTGTTTACTACAGAGGGCTACACGCTAAACAAGAAGGTCATAAGACAGACAAGTGGATAGACCAAGAGCTAGTTGAAGTCTCAGAATGTAAAAGAAAAGATTTAAATAACTTCACAGGCTACATTGGTATATCTATTCTACCTTCCGACCATGAGGAATTGCACATAGAAGATATATATCCTTCATTGAAGGAGAATGTGGCATGAGTACTCAACTAACCCAAGCACACAACTGGAAGCCCGTGGAAGGCACAGTAGAGAAGCTAAGTACTTACAGCGAGTACTGGATATATAAAGAACAGATTGATGCCCAGATTGATTGGCTTAATGATTTAGATAGTAAGGAGAAGTCTAAGGATTGGCAAACTTACAAGAGCCTTCTTAACTTACTAGCCTCACTCAAAGAGAGTTGCTCTGGATGTGACGGTGTAGTTATTGAGTCAGGTGAAGAATGAGACTGTATAAATCTAGTAAAGGCGAGTGGGTAGGAACTCAGAGAGATGCTCAGAGGAACTTCCCTAGAGATTGGCGAGAGATCGAAGTACCTACTTCAAAAGCTGAATTAATCAATTGGTTAAATAAGTATGAAGTAGGTGCATTCGTAGAGAGGGCTGTGGGGCAAACTCCTCCCGTTGTTACCACAGCCCCTCACCCTGATAAATTAGATACAGAGGCACACAGTTGGGTGTCGTGGGCGTATGCAACGCTAAGAAGGGGCGACAAAGAAGAAGCAGAGGCAATGCTTCTTAGAGGGCTAGAAAAACAAAAGGAGTTGTCTCGTGGATGATAGAGTATGTATGCACTACGTTGTGGATCGATTAGAAGAGGTTATTGATAAACATCAAATTCACATGAACCAACCTATGTTTAAAGATATAGATAAGTTTAAACGGGAGTTGATTTATAACTTGGGCGTAAACGCAAGGATTAGGAGAAATGGAGATGAAGATGAATAAAGCTCCTTTTGTTTGTCCAAGGGTAGTAAAAACGGGACGGGTCTTCGATGTAAGACCTACCCCAAAACTATTAAAACATTTACCCCATTTGAAAAGAGAAGGTCCATTTGAAAACCTTGCAGATGCAAATGCAGTGGGACTCTCTTGGGCTAGAATGCTAGAGGATGTTATCCTTGGCAAGGATGTGCCTTCCTATCCTGCAGAGAGTGACACAGTACACGCTCTTATTAATTCCTACATGAAAAGCATGAAGTATATTAATATAAATAGTGAAAAGACTAGGCGGTCTTATCTTGGACATATACGCTACGCCAGAGGTATATTATTAAATCAGACATATCAATTAAGTAAGGCTCCCAAAGTTCCTTTCGAGCGTATGAAAACCTCTGATGTAACCTACAGTTACCTACATGACCTCTGGATGCATATCAAAGACGATGTATCAGTACACAAAGCTAACCATACCTTCAAAGTATTAAAACTAATATGGAAGGATGGTCTAGCCACGGGCAGAGTGAAGGCTAATCCATTCCCTCTTGTTCGATTACCTGCATTACCTGCCCGTCAGACCATGTGGACCAAAGAAGAGATAGATGGAATGGTTAAGTTCTGTGATGATGAGGGCTACTCGTCTATGGGTACGATGATTATCATGGCTTATCATTGGTGTCAGAGAGTTGTGGATGTCAGGATGCGTACTTGGGATGAGATAAGTACCATGAAAGACCCACAAACAGGCAAAGACATTGAGGTAATACGGTTTACACAGCAGAAGACCAGAAACAATGTTAACCCTGCCCGTATGTCTCTTCAGATAACTCCTGAGATAAAGAAACGACTAGAGTTGTGCTACAAAAGTAATAGCCACCCTCATATAATTACCTATGAAGCTACGGGCCGACCTTATTCAGATGATAGATCAGTTAAAGTCTTTCGTAGATTAGCTAGAAAGTACAAACTGAGAGAAGACCTCTGGTTAAATGATTTGAGAAGGACGGGTACTACCCACGCCTCTCAGAATGGCGCTACTGATAGAGAGCTAGTGGCCCTCACGGGACACAAGAACCCCTCTCTGTTGGTAGTATATGCAGTAACAGGACAGATAGAGGCATCCAATGCCCTACAAAAGAGAGGACTAATAGAACGTGCGTAGATGTCATGGAATACGAAGTTTAGGTTTAGATCATTCTCGAAAGTTTAAAGTGTTTGCAGTATATGCTAACAGAACTGATAGGGAAGCAGAGGCTAGGTTAGCTGATTGGGGATGGAAGCTCTTTCCCCCCAAGTTAAATTTGTTAGAAATAGGTGAAACCCATTGGTGTATGAAAACCAAGAAGGGTTACGAGAGGCTAAACTAATGTTACTGACCGCCTCACTTACCTGTTTAGCCTTAAACATTTATTTTGAAGCTAGATCAGAAGACCTCGTGTCTCAGATATCTGTCGCGCAAGTAACTCTAAATAGAGTTTATAGCGAGAAGTATCCTGATACTGTCTGTGGAGTAGTAACACAGAAGGATCAATTCTCTTGGTATTGGGATGGTAAGAGCGACAAGCCCCGTGAGAGAGCCGCATGGCGTAAGTCTCTAGCGTTGGCTGAAGCTATTCTAGATCACCCAGATGCTATTAGAGTAGACTGCGTAGGCAATGCTACCCACTACCACGCATCTTATGTGTCTCCTAATTGGAGCAAAACTTTCGTCCGAAACTGCAAAGTAGGCAAACATATATTTTATACAAATACTATTTCCAGAATAAAACCTAAACTGAGAGGGACGTAATGACAAAACTACTTTATTATTCTAAAGAAACAGGTGACTTGTTGTGCTATGAAACAACCGATTACTTGAGTGCAAGACAAAAACAAAAAGACTTTAGTAACAGTTTAGTTAGAGTCGAAATAGAACAATCAAAATAAATAGTAAATGTGGAACGGTTCCATTTTGTTTCGTTCCACTCCATTTTTTATTTAACCCATTGATTTTAAAGGGTTGGTAGGCGAGGCAGGACTCGAACCTGCGACCAAAGCGATAACAATACTTTATTAAAATCAATAACTTATGTCAATGAGTGTACCAAAGCCTGTTAACGTAAAGAAGTTCTGGCATCACTTAATTAGGGGATTGCCTAAAACACTTTTGTCTGTATAATTGGGCTATCACCGCTAGGTGATATACAACTAAGGACTATGACCAATGACTTACCAAGAACAACTTCTAATAATAAACTCTATACCTATAAAAGAAGGTGAGAGAAAGATAATGACTTGCCCCTCATGTGGTGGGTATAAGAAGTTCTCTCTTAGGAAAGAAGATGGCTCCCTGTTATGGAATTGCTTTAGAGCATCCTGCAATGTGAAGGGAGTATCTAAAGGAAGAATACCAATAAATAAAGTCAAGGCTATAAGAGACAAAGAACCATTACTAGGAAGAGTTGGAAAACCTCTACCTACAATTACTACTCTAGTAGAAAACTATGACCCTGCAATGGACTATCTTAAATCTGTAAATAGTTTAGAGGCCTACGAGAATAGCCTAATAGATATCAAGTACAGCCCCTCAGATGAGCGTGTAGTATTCTACGGCAAGAATGGCGCTGTAGGACGTACTCTGAAGCCTTACGGACCTAAATGGGTAACTTACGGAGATGTATCAGACGGAATAACTGTAGGAACTGGGGACACTGCAATCCTTGTAGAAGATACCCCGTCTGCTTGTTCCATTAGTAGAATACCTAACATGGTGGGGGTATCTATGTGTGGAACTACACTTAATAATAAACTTAATGTGGCACTCAATCAGTATACAAATGTATATTTAATTCTTGACAGAGATGCAGCTATGAAGTCTATTAAAATAGTTAAAAATCAAAATAGGCAGGTAAAAATGCGTATCCCACCTAAAGACTTGAAGTATTTAACCAAAGACCAAATTATGAGATTATTATGTCTAAATATTTAGTTCCGTGGCCTCATAAATATATGTGTAAATGGTCTTCTGGAAAGTATCTTTCTAGATGGGACACTGCCCCACCCTGCTTAATAAAATTTTAACCCAGAAGTTAATTTAATTTATTAAGGAGAAAGCCCATGAAAGCAAGAGCATTATGCCTGATAGATTATGAAATCGAAGGTGGTTTTATTGAGGCAGCTAAAGAAGAAGAAGCCTTAAAAAATGCCATTAAAGATTTATGTACCAGAAATAAACGTGTGGTACACTTTCAGGTAAACATGAAAGACCGAAGAGGCGATACAGCCCCTGATCTAAATAAAATGAAATTTAGAACTGCCAAATAAAAATGAGCCTCTAAGAAATTAGGGGCTTTTATTTTTAAATCATAGGTGGTACAATGGTCCCCTCAACTGAGTTTGATATAAGGACCAATTAATGAATAACTCACTTCTGAAGAACTGTTTGAGAAATTTGTTCTTCGAAGAAAATAAAGGGAAGCTTAGACCTTCTCTCTTCGAAGAAGAAACTAGAGAAATATACAACTGTATATCAGAATGTCATAATAAATTTAATAAAGACATTACACCTCTAGAACTCTTCTCTTACTGGAAATCCAAAAACCCTACATCTACACAGGCATGGACTAATTCTATTGAAGACATAATCAATAGTATTGGTAATGCTGAACCTATAGATGATGAAATATCCAAGACAGTAATTGAACGTCTGTATCAACAAGACATTGGTGCAGAGATAGCTAACTTTGGCATAATGATCAACGAAGGTAATGTCACCGCAATGGATAGCTTAAAGCAGCTAATCCAGAAATGCCAAACAGACTTCACAACTGATGAGTTTGGTGAACCTGTTACTGACAACATCTACGAACTATTAGCTGTAGTGTCAGACGATAACCGTTTTCAATTCAATATACCTACTCTCAGCCGTGAAGTGTATGGCATTGGCAGAGGGGAGTTTGGCGTTATAGCTGCATACTCGAATGTAGGTAAAACTGCATTTGCGATTAGTCTGTGTGCATCCCCTGCAGGATTTTGCCAACAGGGTGCTAAAGTTGTTTATATAGCTAATGAGGAGATTGGTAAACGCACCAAGTTAAGGGCTATACAATCCTACACGGGAATGACTAGAGATGAAATCTCTGAGTCCCCTGAAGATGCAGCCGCTAGATACTCAGGCATAAAAGACAGACTTATCTTTCAAGATGCCCAAGGTTGGGACATTACTACATTAGAGGCATACTTAGCTAAAGAACAGGCTGATGTAGTAATAGTAGATATGGCTGACAAGATTGCCTTAACTGAGAAGTTTAACTCAGGCCATGAGCGCCTTAGAGAATTGTACTACCGACTACGGGAAGCAGCAAAGACTTATAATTGTGCATTGCTTGGATTGTCTCAGGCCAGTGCAGAGGCTGAAGGCAAGACCCGTATCACCATGTCTATGATGGAAGGATCAAAATTAGGAAAAGCAGCGGAGAGCGATATTATGCTAGGACTTGGCAAAATGGATAATCCAGATGATCCAGATGATAGCACCAGATGGATAACTGTGATGAAGAATAAGATCAGTGGGTGGCACGGGACTGTAATGGTCAATTTAGATGTAGATAGGAATCGATATGTGGCTTGATATTTTGTTAGTATTGATTGCTTTAGTTTTACTCTGGACAGTATGGAAAGATAATAATGATAAATAATGAAGAAGCACAAAAACAAGCAGAAGAAACTTATATTGGATTTATTAAGTGGTGTAAGATCACGTTCTATTGGATTATGGCTTCTGCTTTAATTCTTGTTAGCTGTAACTTTGGCGTAGAGGATGGTAAGGACGCAACTGGCTCCAAGTACAATGGTGCAGTGTATGCCCCTAGAGGTCTTAGTGATGGAAAATAAATTGCCACCAGTATTAGAGATGTGGCTAGACCAACTAGGTGTTAGAAAACCCATCCGACCAGTAGATGCTCCTGAAAGAACTTATACTTTTAGAACTCCAATCTTTGATGAGAACGGGGAGCCAAACTTTTGAAAATACTTGTACTTGATTTAGAGACTACGGTTGTCCGAAAGGATGGGCGTATAGATAACTCTCCTAAAAATCCTTTGAACAAAGCTGTAATGGCTCAATATGGATGGCTTGGGGAAACTACTGTGGACCTTGTGCAAGTGGAAGTGTTCTTCCATAATCAGTGTATAGAGCCTGACAGTGGGGATCAGCTACAGGAGTACCTGAAAGAAGCTGATTTATTAGTAATCCACAATGCCAAGTTTGATGTAGAATGGCTACTGGAAATGGGGTTTTTAGTACCTGATAAGATATACTGCACCATGATTGCAGAGTTTGTTCTTAGTAAAGCTAGGCGACTTCCTATCAGTCTGAAAGAAACTGCCATACGCAGAAAGACAGATAGCTATAAGAAGTCTGATCTAATAGACGATAAGTTTAAATCTGGAATGTGTTTCTCTGAGATAGACCTAAACGATGTGGCTGAGTATGGCATTGCAGATGTAAAGACTTGCGGAGAGATATACTTATCTCAGATGCAGAGCTTTGAGAAAGAACACAACAGATCACTTCTTAGTGTAATTAAACAGATGAATGATATGCTTATGTTCTTGTGTGACATCGAACTAAACGGCACGAAGATAGATATGTCTGTACTAGAAGAAGTGGAGAAGGAGTTTGAAGCTGAAAGGCAGACCCTTACCAAGAACCTTAATGATATAGTTCTAGAGGTAATGGGGGACACTCCTATCAATTTAGATAGTGGGGCTGACATGACTAAAGTTATTTTTAGTCGAGAAGTCAAAAACAGAGAGGCCCACATACAGACCTTCAACATAGGAACTAATGAGGCAGGTAAATCTCTTATGGCTCCTAGAATGACTCCCAAGCAGTTTACCAATGCAGTCAGAGCTACAACGCAAGTGGTCTACAGAACTAAAGCTGTTCAGTGTCCTGATTGCAAAGGTGTAGGGTCTATTCAGAAGTATAAAGTTAAGACCAAGACTAAGTTAGGTAAGAAGTATAGAGTACAAGGAGAACCCTACAAGAACAGAACTAATTGTAAGACTTGTAAGGCCAGTGGTGCTATCTATATGCCTACGGGAGAAGTAGCAGGGCTAAAGCTGTCTCCTCAGAACCCTAACGATGCATCTATCCTTGGCTTCAAGACTGATAAGATAAGCATACAACGTCTAATTAAACAGGCAGACCGTAAGAATAATGAAAAGGCCGTACAGTTTCTAACTATGCTCACCCGACTTCATGCAGTGTCTACTTATTTAAATAGTTTTGTTGCAGGAATAAAGCGCGGTGTTAGAGAAGATGGTCTACTTCATGCCAACTTCAATCAATGCATCGCTGCAACGGGTAGGCTGTCCTCTGGTGGGGGTATGAGTCCGAATTTACAAAATCAGCCCAAAAGAGGCTTCCCTGTGCGTAAGGCCTTTATATCGCGTTTCGAAGGCGGTACATTTTTAGAAGCGGATTACTCAGGCCTTGAATTTAGGGTCTGTGTGGAACTCAGTAGAGACAGTCAGGGGCTGTCGGATATACTGAAAGGTAAAGACATTCACAGACAGACTGCCAGTATCATTGGTAGAAAGCCACCTGAAGAAGTAACCAAAGAGGAACGTCAAAAAGCAAAAGCTTACACCTTCTTACCTCTTTTTGGCGGCACTGGCGCAGGAGAGGCAGAGCATATCAGGGCATACTTCAGTCAGTTTTATGAGGTGTACCAAGGCATATATTCTTGGCATCAAAGATTGATGGATGGCGCACTCAGAAATGGTATTGTAGAAACTCCTAGTGGTAGGCAATATTACTGGCCTTCTGTGGTACGGGTAAAGAAGGATAGAGTTAGTAATGCAACTCAAATTCTAAACTATCCAGTACAAGGATTTGCAGCCGACATTGTGCAGTTAGCCTGTATTAGAGCAAGGCGTAAATTTAGGGAGTTATCCCTAAAATCAAAGCTAATATTAACTGTGCATGATAGTATCTGTGTAGACGTTTATCCTGATGAATTAACTGACGTTAAGTCAGCATTGACTTGGGCTATGACGGGGGTTAATGAAGAAGCCCAACGCAGATGGAACTATAATATGGTGGTCCCTCTGGAGATAGAAATATCAGGGGGAAATAATTGGTTAGATCAAGTAGAATATGCTTGATTAGTACACCTAGTAGTGTTAAAATGAAGTCTCTTAATAGAAGGATACTCAAATGAGTGAATTAGTAACAAGTGATGGCTTGAGTTTGGCTGAAATAAGTGAAGAGCTAGGAGCATCTGTAGGAGCGAAATCCCCCAGTATTCCGACACTCAAAATAAACTCCTTTGGCGAGGATGCAGATGGTAACCAAATACCTCTGGGTGCATTCTTCCTAAACACTCCAGAAGATCGGGTGTATGCAAAGGATAATGTAAGGCTTCGTGCTTTTAGTAATCATATCCAGTACCAACACTGGGATGATGGTAAATTAATTAATAAATCTTTGTTGGTTAAAAACAATCGGGAAGAAGCTAGGGATCAGATGGGGGGAGTCATGTGTGGACTGCCTACTTTTGAAGACCAACAGGCTATGGACCCAAAAGAACGTGAGAAGTATAACGGAATAGATAGATACCGTATTATCAGGGGCATAGTTTCATACACTGGTAAGACTGCCCAAGGTAAAGAAGTAACTATTGAAAATCAGCCGTGTGTACTGTCACTGAAGCGTAAAAACTATGGTCCGTTTTACCATGATGTAATCAACAAGATGCGTCAGGGTATGAATGTATGGGACTTTGAAAGTGTACTTCGTGCAGAGAAGCGGAAGTCTCCTAAAGGTGCATCATATTATGTAATGCATTTTAGCCCACAGTTTAATAATCTTATTACTATGGACGAAATGGCTGATGAAAGCATCAAGCACGTTTTTGGTTTAGTGAAATCTGAAAATGCTCGAATAGACGAAGCATATAAAAATGCGAGAAAGGTTGTTCAGGACGAGGATGAAGCTGCAGAATTATATGATGCAGTAGAAGACTTGTCTCAAGACTATGTAGCAGCCGCTGTCTAATGGGCGTAATTAAAGATATGTCTAATGAGAGATACCATTCTATGAGTGGTATCGGCTCATCTACAGTTAAGACTGTGTATAAAAAGTCTTTGGCTCACTGGAAGGGCCAGAGACAAAAATCTTCTACAGCGTTTAATCTTGGTACGGCAGTCCATGCCCTACTGCTTGAAGAGCACAGAGACTTAGTGGTGAAAGGGCCAAAGACTAAAACCTCTAAAGCATTTAAAGAATTAGAGGAAAGTCTTGAAGAGGATCAGGTACTTCTTAATGAAGTAGAGTATCACATGGCTCACAGAATGGCTAAGTCTGCTTTGGATCATCCTGAGTGCAGTAAAGCTCTACGGCACAAAGATAGAATGAATGAAGTTAGCATCTTTGAGAAATGTAAAAGAACTGGCCTAGAGTTAAAAACTAGGCCTGATCTTATGATTACTGATGATGGCGCTGTATATGATGTTAAGACAACGGTTGATGCCTCTCCTGTAGGCTTCTCCAAAGAGTGTTTTAAATATGCATATGATATTCAGGCTGCGTTCTATAAGTATGTAATAGAATTAGCAGGGTTTGAAGTGAAAGAATTTTCCTTCATAACTTGTGAGAAATCTAGCCCGTATGTTGCACATATGCACGTTGTAACTCCAGAACTAATGGAGAGCGCAACGCAGCGTATGCATGACACATTAGATCAGATAGCATTTGCGGATCAATCTTTGGATTATGGTACTGGATGGGGAAGCTATACCTTTATCGAATTACCTAAATGGCTATAAGTGTTCAATCAGCTAAAGCCAAAGGTAGGCGTCATCAGCAATGGGTTAGGGATAAGATATTATCTATATTCCCAAAACTTGAGCCAGATGATTGCCGTAGCACATCTATGGGGGCAGGTGGTGAGGACGTACAACTCAGCCCTGCAGCCCGTAAACTATTTCCTTATTCGATTGAGTGTAAGGCATACAAACACTTTGCGGTGTATAAGTTAATGGATCAAGCTATTGAGAACTGCCCACAGAAAGCGGAACCTTTAGTAGTACTAAAAGCAGACAGAAAGAAGCCACTTGTAGTTGTGGATGCAGAGCATTTCTTCAGTTTGCATAAGAAAGGTAAATAGAGTGGCAAGTAATATAAAGAAAAATAGTTTGCGCTTAGAGTTATTTATTAACCCAGTAACAGAAGCCGTTGATATAGAGGTAGGTCATAATCTTGATCTAGATATAAATGGTGGCGAGAATATTTTCTATTTGGATATGCTGAATGGCATAGTTCACGATATCAAAATAAATATGGAAGGATTTGCTGTTACTGGCAGTATGCTTAGACAACTATCTGACATATCTAAAGCAGTATCAGGAGAAGATTTTGGTGAAGATTTTATAGTTGGATTTGAACCAGATCAATCTCTGATGGATGCAATAGAAGAGAATAAAACTAAAGATAAAAGTAATGTGATTAAACTAAAACCCAAGGACAGGATACACTAATGAGCATACCCCACATTCATAAAGACGGATTAACCCTTACAATGGATACCGAAACTATTGGATTAGATATGGTGGACAACCCACCTCACTATAACAACAACTCTTCTATAGAATGTATAGATGCTATGGAAGCTATGACTAGAGGATCAGATATTTCAGGCCATGCTGCCTACTGTTGGCAGTCAGCCTTTAAATACTTGTGGCGGTGGCCCTACAAGGAAAAAGCTCTGCAAGATTTATATAAATGCAGGTGGTACATAGACAGACTTATCTCCATTCTGGAGAAAGATTCTAAATACAACGACAACTAAACTAACATGATATCACGGGACGATATCGAAGCAATGGCCTACACCAATGCTCAGAGAGAGTATTTCGGTTTAGGCCCCTTACCTAATGAGAAGCAGATGAATAATTACTTACCAACTGATTACCAAACCTTTATAGCCACTTCTCGCTATGCAAGGTGGCTAGATGATGAGAAGCGAAGGGAAACTTGGAGTGAAACCGTAGAGAGGTATATGGACAACGTAGTTCGTCCTCTTATAGGTAGTGACTCCTATGTGGATGAAATAAGGGATGCTATTCTTGGCCTCAGTATAATGCCCTCTATGAGGTCACTTATGACTGCAGGACCTGCGGCTGAGAGAGACAATACCTGTATGTACAACTGTTCCTACCTACCAGTAGATGATCCTAAAGCCTTTGATGAAGCTATGTATATACTTCTCAACGGGACAGGCGTAGGGTTTAGTGTAGAGCGACAGTATATATCTAAACTGCCAGAAGTGCCTGAGAACCTTTTTTCCTCAGATACTACAGTGGTTATACAAGATAGCAAACGTGGATGGGCTAAAGGCTTTAGACAAGTCCTAGCATTGCTGTGGGCAGGAGAGATACCTCAGTGGGATGTATCCAAAGTACGACCTGCAGGAGCTAGACTGAAGACCTTTGGTGGTAGAGCCAGTGGCCCTGCCCCACTAGTAGATTTGTTTAACTTCTGCGTATCTACATTTAAGAATGCTCAAGGACGAAAACTATATTCTATGGAATGCCATGATATCATGTGCAAGATAGGCGAAGTTATTGTGATGGGTGGGGTTAGACGTTCAGCTATGATATCTCT